GAAAGTGGGCTTTTTTTGTATCAAGTGTAATTAATAAAACATGGAGCCAGCAAAGTCGATACTCAAAGAATTCATAAATGGTGGATGGCTTGTTTCTTTAATAGGGGCGGTCGCTATGGGCGCTAGATTACTACACGCTAATAAAGATCTGTCTTGTATGGAGCAATTCAAAAAAATCGTAACAGCAGCTATAGCTGCAACTATCGCTTGGTTCGTTCTAGAACAAACAGATGTTTCATCTTTAACTAAAGCTATAACTTATGGTATCATTGGGGTCATTAGTCCAGAAGTTATTACTGGCATTGTTCGGATCGGGGAGAAGTTCGCTCGAAACCCCGATAAGTTTATTAAAAAATAATAAAATGGATTTTAAAGGCAAAAGGCAGGTAATTAAAGCTGTTCAAAACTTAATCGGCGTTCCCGATGATGGGCGTGATGGGCCAATCACTTGGAACGCTATTCTCGCAGAGCTGTCTAAGGAGCATGAACCCGCAGCAGATGGGAGCATCGCCGATATCATGGTTTCTATAGCTAGGAGAGAGATAGGGGTCTCTGAAGTGGACGGAACGAACTGTGGGCCTAGAGTGAATGAGTATAAAGCTGCTACTTGGTTAGATCCAAAAGAAGCTTGGCCATGGTGTGCGGCTTTTATTTGTTGGGTAGTCAGAGAAGCTGTTGAACAAAAAGATGCAGAATGCAAACGACCTCAAACTGCTTCAGCTTGGGATTTTGAGAACTGGGCGAAACAGCAATCGAATAAAGGTGTGGAGCTTCGTAAGCCAACTAATGAGGATATAAAAGCGGGAGACATCGTGGTATTCAAGTTTTCTCATATTGGTTTAGCTGTTGAAGACGTAGACGCTAGAGGCTACGTAAAGACCGTAGAGGGCAATACGAATGGGGAGGGGAGTAGAGAAGGTGGCTCTGTTTTAGAAAAAAGTAGGCATGTTTCCAAGATAAGGAGCAGAATCAGGATTTTTTAGTGGACATAAAATGCGTGAGGGTTAATATGGGTCGATGTCTGAAGTAAAAATCAAAGTAGACCCTAATTATATTTTCACTTATGTAGTAGGCAACTCTATGTTTGATCCTATAGAAAAGTGTATAGACGCTACAAGATACGAAGCTTATGATTCTTTTATTTACGATCTTAAAACAAAAGATTATTTAAATCAAGGCGAGCAATATCAAAAATTTCATACAGAGGTAGCAAAACTAAAAAAAATAGCTAAAGATATGTCTCTAAAAGAGATCGAAAGCCTCTGCGAGGAGATCGCTGAGATTGCTCCTGAATACGTAGAAATATAAGGTATGGCAACTTCTAGTAAAGGGAAGGGCGCGGTTAAAACGGTGGAATGGTGGAAACATTTGAGGCCTTTTGGGAAGCGCCGACAGAACAAAAAAGTCCGTAAGGACGGTAAAAACCAGATAAAGAATGACTCTGGAGACTAAATTACCCTGAGAGGGAGAAAATAATGTTCTTGCCAAAAGATTCTGAGCTGCTAGGTTCAAGCAGTTATGAAAAATACGTTCAAGATAACGACATTAGTTCTATTCGCTTCAGCCTTGGGTTTAGCCGCATGGTATGATCGCAATCCAATAATTGAAATAAGGGAGACTGTGAGGGTAGTCCCTCCAGAAAAGCTAGAGGCTCATGTCTCTTTGACTAAGTGGCAGATTGATAAAATGCTTAACGAGTATGAGGAGGAGGCTCATCCATCTGACATGCTAAAATTCAAGACTCTTGTTAAGAGAGACGGTAGAGAATGGAGGATCTCCTCTACCCATTTGGTTAAAGACTCTGATCCATGCTTAACGCCTCAAGGGAGATTCTTCGTAGTTAATCCTTCGTCCATCGATTACACTGGTGATTTTAAGTCTTGTGTCGAGTATGCCGACAGTTACAAAAAGTTTCACGACTATATCGTAATAAGTGCAGAGTAAAAATCTAAATAATAATATTATATGAGCTGCAGATACGATAGTCGAATTGTTGGGGGTAATGGGTACAAAGAATTGATGATAGTAATCTTGAATGAGCGAGACAATCCTATTGATTCTTGTTGTCATAGGTTAGACTCTCCAGAAATCCATGACTTAACAAATGGAGAGATTGGAGCGCACAAGTTCGGCATTAAAGGCTGGGAATTAGATCCAGCTGACCAATACCAAGGCTACGCGACAAAACAAATCGCTTCATAATCACATGAAATAGTGTAAATAGTAGTATGGAATTGATTATTCAACTAATTCAAAATAACCCTTGGTTCGCTGTCGTTACAGCTGCCATCGCTTTAGCTTCAGCTATTACCGCTGCAACTCCGACCCCACAGTCAGGTAATTTAGCCAAGATCTACAAGCTTGTAGAGTGGGCGGCTTTAAACATCGGCAAAGCCAAGCAGAAATAGTCTAGTTTCTCTAGATCAACCTCCTACCTATCAAGGGTAGGGGGTTTTTTTATTTTTTTCTTGCAATTTTTAATTACCTTTGTACTATACGTATAGATGATTTCAAATAAAGCTAAAGGTCTTTCAGGTTCTAGCCATGTCGCGCATACGAAAAAGATCATGTGTGAATCCACACAGCGTTACCACCACTCATGTTTGTCGGCGGGATTAACCATAAAAAAGACAGGCAAGATGCAAGACATCGGCCATGTAGATTTTATTGTTGATGGAGAGACTGTGGACCTCAAAGGGATTAAGAACTCTATGCGGGAAGGTAGAGTCCTTCTAGAATTCACTAATGTAAATGGCAAGACTGGATGGTGCAACGAGAAAGGTACTCCTGTTTGGATAGCTTTCGATGTCGGAGCTTTTTTCCTCCACGTTAAAAACATTGACCTTTTTAACTTAGCTAAAGAAAAATGCGATTTAAAAGATAGAGTCACAAAAGTAAGTGACTGCTTATACAAAGGCTACCAGCGCAATGGCAGGAAAGACTGGATGTCTATGGTCCTTCTTTCAGATGTCTTATCGGAGTGTAGCCATTGGTTTTTGCCCTACCAAGAATACGATCTGCCTATTGAAAAGGTCCAAGGGTAATTTTTGTATTAATCTCTTGACCAGAGTCGGCTACCACTTACTATAGTCCCCAAGCTCTTATGGATATTTATTGCTACCGCCTGGGTAACGCCCTATAATCCCTCTGCGCTTTTATAGAATTATGAGAATTACCTTATTAAAAATCGAGTGCCTATTTTTCAGCATTTTAGTCGGCCTGACGTTTGGTGTGGTGCTAGCCGTGGTTAGCTGCGCGAGTGTTTTCGTAAAAATCCTGATCACTTTCCCAATTCAATTATATAATATAAGAATGCAAGCACACATACAGAAGAGGTTGGATGCGTTAAGCGTGGAGCCAGATGATATTTGGGGTAAACATATCCAGAGAATGGAGCAAAAAAAACAAGAAAACAACAATGAAGAACTTTGAAACGTTAGTAGAGGATGTATTTGTTTGGGCGGATGAGCGGGGGATCTTTAATTCTGGAGATCCATTAGCTCAGTTGGACAAAACTCAGGAGGAATTGAATGAAACAATAGAGGCAGTTAAGCAATCGGCATTTAGCAACCCAGAAGTGGTTGATGGCATAGGGGATATGTTGGTGACGATTATTATCGCGGCCAAGATGTTGGGATTGAATCCTACTTATTGTTTAAATGAGGCATATGAGGAGATCAAAGATCGGACGGGTAAGATGGTGGGCGGAAAATTTATAAAAGACCAATAATGATCCAAACAGAACTATTTGGAGAAATTTACTCAATACCTAAAGGGGTAGACACTCGTCAGTGTAATAAATGTCACAAGGTTCTACCTATTAATAGCTTTTCCATGCATGGAGGAGCAAACTATTATCGACCAGAGTGCAGGAAATGTAATAACGAACTAGCTCATGTCCGAGAGCGTTTAAAACAAATAATGCCTCCCCCTCCACCCGATCACCACTGTCCTATTTGTGGAGGAAGTGAAGGGGATGTCGCGGGGAAGGGGGGATTAAAGTTAGGCGCTTGGGTTTTAGACCATTGCCACTTAACAGATAAGGCAAGAGGCTGGCTCTGCCATCCATGTAATCGTGCGATTGGTTGTTTCAAAGACGATATTAATTTACTTAATAAAGCAATAGAATATCTTAAACAATGAATACTAAATAACTTTATAAATAAAATGAATACAAAACAATTATTACAGTTACATGAGGA